GTATATATTTTATTTTAGGTATATAAAGATAAGGAATAAATAAATTGTAAGTAAATAAATTAAAATTAAATGAATATTTTTTTTAATAATTTTTGGGGTAGTTTTATAGATGAAAACCAACACGAAATATTTATATTATTATTCAAATATATTTTCGGACAAGATATTTGTATGGGTAATTATGAAAATAGTGATGTATTAATTGAAAGTGTATTTGGAACAACTGTTTTAAATACTAAAAAATGGAAATATTCGTTTTTATTTATTGGTGAACCGACTAGACGGGTCTATACTGTGGATGCGTTTCAACATTTTTCAAATTATAGTTGTGTATTAAAAGGTGAGAATAATAATAAAAATGTCGTGAATTTTCCTTTATTTGTATTGTATCAATATCAATTTAATATTCATCGGGATTTTTTAATGAATATAAATAAGAATATAACTAAAATACCTACAAAGAATATTTGTGTGATTGTTTCAGCGGATGATGGAAGTGAAAGAAATTATTTTTTCTCGGAATTAGAAAAGAAAATACCGATTGATTATGCAGGAAATTATAAAAATAATGTAAGTAGAATTGAACACCGATATTTTTCTAAAGAGTTTATTGAATATGTATCTAATTACAAATGTATTATTACGATGGAAAATACGAAAGAAGAGAAATATATTACGGAAAAGATTTTACATGGGTTTTGTGCAAATACTATTCCCATATATTGGGGTTCTGATTATATTGAAGAATATTTCAACAAAGAACGTTATATTCATATAGATAAAATAGATAAGGATAGTATAGATGCATTTATTCATAGAATCATGACGTTAATAAATAACGATGAAGTATATTTGGCTATGGTGAATAAACCAATTATTACCGAAAAGGAAACTATAATTACATTAAATACGATTGCGGAAGATGTGAAAAAACTTATTGGATAATTTTTAGTTTAGTTCCTAGATTCTTATAATAATGTCCATTATATGCGATTTTTTTATGTAATGATTTGGTTAATGTTTTATCACTAATGCATAGTACAAAGTAATATAGTGTATTGTTTCTATATTATTTACACCATATACAATAAGAAAAATATAAATAATTGCTTTTCTCCATAGTAATAAAGCATTGTTTGCTTTCCCGTACGGGAAAGCAAACATCAAACATTTTTATAAAGTAATAATTAAAAACAAATATTTTTAATTATTTTTTATGTTATAAAAAACACCAAACTATAATAGTAATAAAATTAATTGGAATAAGCTATTCCAGCCATTCCACTCATCACTCTCAACACATTATAGTTGACAGCGTAAACTCTGACTTTTGCGGTAGCAGTTCCTTGAACAGTTCCAGAAGAAAGAACAAGCTGTAGAACAGCGTTATCAATTCTGGAAAAGTTGCAAGATCCGGATGGTTGGTGCTCTTCAGGTCTCAATGCGAATGAATACACATTGATTCCAGTATCTGGAGCACGGGTGTGGTGTTGGAAAGGTTGCACAACATCAAAATAAGAACCTTCACGCTCTGAGAAACGATCTTGTCCGTTCAATTGAAGCTTAGCAGTGACAACAGGGTTCTCACCCCAACAGTGCATATCCAAAGCAGTCTCGGCAAGCACGAAGGTACCTGCATCTGACACAGAGGATCCAGTAGGATTTCCTTGATCTTCATTAAAAGGAATATCAATAGATCCTCCTAGAATACCAGGGTTAGTTCCTTGCCATTGAGATGTAGCACCAAGAGGAGTAGCATTGATAGCTCCTGCCATTTCAAATAGACCAGCACTAGTGACAAAACCATTTGTTCCAGCAGTTTCAGCTGGTCCTCCGAAGGCATGGATAGCGTTAGGAAGGGCATCAATAGCATCAGTGTAGTTGAAAGGTTGAGCACCAAGAGTCTTGAAAAGAACTTGGGCAGCATCAAGGGATGCGCAATAATCAACGTTAGCATCAGGTTGAACAACCCAGATTAGCTCCTTACATGGGTGGTTAAAGTTCAACTTCAACTTGTTACTGGATGATCCAACAGATTCATCACCAGTGAATTGAAGTTGCTCAATTAGGTACTCGTGAGGGTTCTGTGCCATCTTTCTGCGCTCATCAGTATCCAAGAAGATATAGTCAATGTAAAGAGAAGCAGCAACAAGAGATTGTTGGTAGGCAAGAGAAACGGATTGAGTTCCAGAGGTGGCAGTAAGGGTCTTGACAGCCCATAGACACTCACCAATTGGTCTAATATCAAGGTTGATTTTAACTTCGTGGTACTGTACGAACCACTTATACCCCTCCTTTCGGAGTATTTATCGGCTTTACAATACCAACCATAATATTGTAAAATATGCCGGGGGCTAGACTATATCTTAACTCATCATTGTATTTGATTAGAATACTTAGAGCCATAACCATTTAGTCGTTGAACCTTACTCTTATCCTATCATAACGGACTTAGAGTCTCGGCTGCTGATTGCCAATTTATATTATTCACTACAAGAATAATATTATCCGAGGGATTTTTACCATACCTGAGTTTACTTCTCAGCCAATTTAAACTTTCATTTAAATTTTGGTACCCTAAATATTGTTTGTTATATATTTTAACAAACATATTATTTTTACGGCTTTACGGGTTTCCAGCAATTTGGATATGTTGCCTCTTATTAATTGAAAATTGAATATTATAAAATAAGCAAAAATTCAATAACAACAAGAGACTAGCACTTGGGTATGATGAAACGGTTCCATTTCATCCCGAGACCACAACAAATTTTTCTCAAAGCAGGGCTCGGGTGCTTTGAGTTGAGTACTTTTCTGCCCTACAGATTTTAAGGCGATTAAGGGAAGAGCAAGTCCAGGGTTCTTGCAAAACCAGAATAGAAGAGGAATATAAAGAGTAGTTTCTGGAAGAGCATTTCTTGGAGCGCAAACTTGAGCAGGTCCACCGGAAGAAGCACAAGGTCCAGAGATGGCAGCGAACTGAGGATCAGTGATGTATGTTAGTTGAGTGGTGTGTCCAATCATCTTGAAGTATCCTCTGCGTTGTTCCTGACTCATGGTAAGTTGGTTCCAGATGTGCATCCAATCACCGTATTGACGGTCAATTCTTTGTCCTCCGATCTCAACCTCCACTTGAGAAACAAGTTGCTCACCAATATAGTCTAGCCAACGAGCATAGACACCATTTCCATTGACAGCAGCAGTAGTTCCTTGGTTAGCCATATCTTGGTTAATTTCAGGAAGAGTGCATTGAAGGTAAGTTCTGTATGCAAGATCTCCGTTTCTGGATAGAATGGCACTGACACGTCTTCCGAAATCAGCTTGACCCTGGAAAGTCTGTTCAATACTTTCCATGGCAAAGTTAGTGTGTCTTCTGTAGGAAACTTTCCAGTAAGTGATTTCTGGAGTTCCGGTCAAAAAAAGGTCTTGTGCACCATAGGCGACGATTTGCATTAGAGCTCCTGCCATTTTATTATGAATATAATATTCCTAAACATTTTTTATTTAGTATTTTCAAATACATTTTATTTATAGTATAATTTATCCTCATAGAATAATTATTCATAGATGAATACTGTATATTTATATCATTTGTTATGAATAAAAATAAATATTATAAAATATTAATTGTATTTGTAGCTTTACCATTTTGAGTTAAACTAACTCCTAAATTAAAATTCTTTTTAATACCTGGTCCTTTTAAATAATTATTCCAAGCAGTACGTGTATCGGTTGCTTTGGGAGTAATATACATATTTTTAATAGTGGCATCTACTTTTTTACCAAAATGTAATATATCAGTTGATAACGGTTTAGAAAGAGTACTTAAACTATCTTCTCCTTTATAACTTGTAGATTGCATTAATTTACCATTAACATATAAATCCACTAAAGAATTATTTTGGATACTTATACAAACATATGTCCATTTTTGAACTGGAAAATTCATACTCATAACAGATGGATGTTTTTGCCAATCATCCCCGCCATTTCTAGTTTTTTTTTTAATTGGATCCTTATCATCAATCGGGCTTGATGCTGTAGCTTTAAAATATCTACCATTATAAAAGGTTAATGTACCATTACTATATAAATTTAAAGAAAAATTTTCGGATTTGTAAAAAATAACACCGGTTTGATTATATTGTCCTTCACCATCCATAATACTATTACAGTCGGTACCTATATATTTTCCATGTTCATCTGTAGTTGGTAATTTATTCACATAAATCCAAACCTCAATACTATATGTACTATAATCGGATATCTTCAACTTACTAAATGGAATATCTGGATTTCCATTTGGTAAATAAATATCTTTAACTACTGGTGTTTTACTTGCAATTAAAAACCGATATAAAATAAATAACAAAAAAATAATAATAATGCCTAATGTTATATATAAGAAATTCATTTTTACATATATATTATATATTTTTTATTCATACAATGGTATAAAAGACAAATCGGATAATAAATATATATGAAATAAATGGAAAAAAAACAAAAAGATATTTCATCATCTAAAGATAAAGATCCGACAATCGTTAAAAACATTGATGAAAAACATACAGATATAATGAATACATTTTATGTTATTGAAAAGAGTACAATACCTGAATTACAACAAGAAAAACAATTATTGAAAAAGAAAATAAAATATTTTGAAAATAACGGACAACAACATACAGATGAATTTTTTGAAATTATAGATAAAATAGAAGAAATCCGTGAAAAAATTCGGAATTTACGTCAACAAAAAAAGAAATATTTACTAGATAATTCTAAATATATTTTCAATTATTATGAAGAAAAACAAAAGATTTCAAACGGAAAAAACACTAAAAATAGAGATAGTATTAATCAATTTTTTAAAATCAAAGCGAAAACAGATGATAGTTCAGATTTAAATAGTGAACGGTATAAATCGTCTAAAAAAATATATCAAGAATATTGGAGAAATGTAGAAGGTGAAATTACACATTTACAAGAATATGTTTTACAAACCGATACGTGTTTAGTTTGTAATCAAGGGGAATTAATACCACAAGAAGAAGAAGGTATTTTAATTTGTAATAATATAGAATGTGGTAAATTTATATTACATATTGTAGACAATCAAAAACCAGTAAATAAAGAAATGCCGAATGAAGTTTCTTATACTGCATATATTCGGCTAAATCATTTCAAAGAGATTCTATCTCAATTCCAAGCGAAAGAAACTACGAAAATACCAGAAGAAGTAATGGATGCAGTCAAACAACGAATCAAAAAAGAACGGAAAAATATCAAGGAAATCAATTACAAAGAAATGCGAAATATGTTGAGTATTTTAGGTTACAATAAATATTTTGAACATATTCAATATATCAATTCTATTTTAGGAATTCAACCTCCAGTAATGGATGATGAATTGATTGAGACATTATGTGTCTTGTTTATTGAAATTCAACAACCTTGGGCTTTGTTTTGTCCAATTACTCGTACTAATTTCTTTAATTATACGTATATTTTGTGTCAACTTTGTATTTTATTAGATCAACGACAATACTTGCCATATATTCCAATGATGAAAGATCGGATTAAACAATTAGAACAAGATATGATTTGGAAAAAAGTATGTGATTATTTAGATTGGGAGTATTTTCCGACCGTGTAAAGGGAACCTAGTAAAGGGAACCTAGGTTCCCTTTAAGACCCTCCTTTTGAAATGTTTTTTTGTAAGAGTATTTGATAAGAGTATTATTTGATAAGAGTATTTGATAAGAGTATTTGATAAGAGTATTTGATAAGAGTATTTGATAAGAGTATTTGATAAGAGTATTTGATAAGAGTATTTGATAAGAGTATTTGATAAGAGTATTTGATAAGAGTATTT